ATTCGTAATGTTTGTTTGCTTACCGTGGCCCCTACTGGCACAACTGGTACCATGATGGGAACGTCTACCGGAATAGAGCCTTATTTTGCATGGCAGTACACTCGCACTTCTAGACTTGGAACTGAAGTTGAAACGGTCCCTGTGATCGAAGACTTGGGTCTAGATATTAACGATCTTCCAGACTATTGTGTAACGTCTATGGAACTTATGCCAGAACAACATGTGGCCGTACAGGCGGCAATCCAGCGTTGGGTTGACTCCGCCATCAGCAAGACTACAAACTGTCCAACAGATTTTTCTGTCGAAGATACGGACAGGCTGTATCGCATGGCTTACGATTTGGGCTGCAAGGGGATCACCATCTATCGAGACAACTCGCGTGATGAGCAGGTTCTAAACCAGATGACATTAGGTTTTGAAGATGATTCAGAAAACGATGTCGATGCATGTCGGATTGATGATCCCGACTGTGTTACTTGCGCTCTTTAAAGTATGAATACACCAGAAGGATATACAACATATTGGTATGAAGGTCAAGATGGTGAAATGGAACCAATAGAGATTGAGACATCTCTGGTTCCGCCAGTCATACTAACCATGCCAGCCATTAGTGGGGTCATTGAGTCTTTCATGCTCATAGGTGAAGATTTTGACGTTTCTGATACAATATTTGATGATTAAATCGCTTTTTGATACGAAATATGTTATACTCACAAGAGATGAGTAACGGAATCGTAAAAAAAGGTAAGAGTATCATCGTGCCTCAGTCAGCGTTTGGCGTTTGTTTATGGAAGATGCCAGACGGTGGCTTTATTACGGATGGAGACGGAAATTATATGTGTGCTGAAGGCATGATTGGTGACCGCAGGGTAGAATCACATATGATTGAGGCTGCAACGTATTGGGCCGGGTCAGACAATGGGGGCAAGCCACACTGGATTGATGGGGCAAGAAAAGTCTCTGGTGAAGAGCGAAAAGAACAAGAGGGAAGGCTGGGCGATGGGTTCTTGCCAGACCCGGTAGAGGATGCCATTATAGAAGTGGCACCTCATAAGGGGAAATAATGGGTGAAACATCTTTCGTAGAAGAAGATCGTATGGAAGTCGAAATTGATGATGTCAGCTATACTCAGATATCAAGTCAATTTGTAGATAATGATCCTTTTAAAAAAATAGATATATCTAGACAGTCCGCTAAGATAAAGAGGCGGCATCAGAAGTTGCAGAAGGCTGCGACTGGCAAACCAAATAAGGGTGTCGGAGAAGCAAAGTCACGCTCTGTCGATGCAGACGCTGTTGATGGATACGCTTTATACGATGTAATTGAGCCACCTCATGATTTAAATATTTTGGCAGACCTTTATGAAACAAACACTACGCATTTTGCTTCTATCAATGCGCGTGTCGCAAATACTGTTGCTCTTGGATTCGCTTTTGAAGATTCAGACAAAACAAAGAGGCGTGTTGAAAAGGCTGATACACCGGCCAAGAAAGATAAGATTAGGATTGAGCTGGCTCGAGAGCGCAAGAAGCTTTATGCCCTTCTTGATGATTCAAATATTGAAGATACATTTTCGGAGACGATGATTAAGTTGTGGACGGATTATCTTACTATTGGTAATGCATATTTAGAGATTGGCCGTACCAACATCGGTAAGATAGGATACATTGGTCATATTCCAGCGGTGAATATGCGAGTGCGCAGGATGCGTGATGGTTTTGTACAGATCGCACGACATAGCAAGATACAGTCTGTGTTCTTTAGGAACTTCCAAGATTTAGAAACTTCAGACCCCATTAATAGCGATGGACGCCCTAATGAGATTATTCATTTTAAGGCATATTCACCTACAAATAATTACTATGGCGTGCCGTCTGCCGTAACAGCCATCGGTGCTATTTTGGGCGACAAGTACGCAAAGAATTATAATATTGATTATTTTGAGAATAAAGCTATTCCAAGGTATGCAATCATTCTTAAGGGTGCAAAGCTTAGCAATAAGTCAAAGCAGGAATTGGTTAATTACTTTAGGACAGAAGTTAAAGGCAGGAATCACGGAACGCTGATTGTCCCCCTGCCAGCCTCGCTTGGTGGCGATGTAGACATTAAGTTTGAGAAGTTGGAAGCGAACGTGCAAGACGCATCGTTTGACAAGTATAGAAAATCTAATCGTGATGAAATCTTGGTTGCGAATCGAGTTCCTGCTCCCAAGGTTGGAGTGTACGACAATGCGAATCTTGCTGTTGCGAGAGATGCAGATAAGACATTTAAGGTTCAGGTCGTTGGACCCGATCAAAAGGTTATTGAAAAGAGAATCAACTATATTGTTAAAGAGTTTACCGATTTAGTAGATTTCAGATTTGAACAGATTGATCTGGTTGATGAAGATGTTCAGTCTAAGATTAGAGACAGGTATCTCCGCACGGAGGTTGTTACACCAAATGAAGTGCGGAATATGTTGGGTCTGCCCGACCGTGACGCCGGTGAAGAAGAGCTTCCATATCCAAGCAATATTAGGAAGATGGAATTGCTCATGCAAACGGGTATTAATCCGTTTACCGGAGAGGACATGGTAGAGGAAGAACCAGAAAGGCCAGAGGGCGCTCCTGAGGGGAACAGCAATGCGGATACTCCCCCGTCTGGAGATGACTCTGCGAATCCCGAGGCCAGCAATGAAAGAGGCTCCGCTCAAGACACGGACGGGGTTCGTGAATCAAAAAAATAGGAGGACAAAATGTACGGAAATAGTAGTATAATGTATTCAAATGTCGCTGTGACTAGTGGTACTGGAAAGATCAGTTTGGGTCATCACACGGATGGTCTTTATTTTCACAACACTCATGCAACGACTGATGCTACGGTAAAGCTTAATGATCATGTGTCTGTGTTGATTCCTGCTGGCGGTACAGAGTACGTTTGCATTCCTGGTGATTACACTGAGTTTGAAGTTATCACCGCGTCTGTTACTCTGGCTGTTTTTGCTGTGGGTTAAAGATTATTGTTAATAAATCAAATATATGTTACAATAGTGCCCATAGCTTCATAAGGAGGCAATAATATGCATGGCGAAAATTTACAACTAATCTTTCCTATCTCTTTGGTTAAAAATGAAGAGAGGGTTGTGGTTGGTGTAGCCACTGCTGATAATGTAGATAAGTCAGGAGACGTCGTTGATTTCAGCGCGTCTATGACAGCATTTAAAAATTGGCAGGGGAATATACGCGAGATGCACCAGCCTCTGGCTGTAGGTAAGGCTGTAGGTCATCGTCCCGTCGAGGTTAACGATAATGGACACATCTATCAGGGTGTGGAAGTTTCTGCTTATATCTCGAAGGGCGCAGAGGATACTTGGCAGAAGGTTTTGGATGGCACCCTTGGTGCATTCTCTATCGGTGGTCGAATTCTCGAACGCAAGGACGACGAGACAAGGAAGTTTCGTGGTCAGCCTGTTAGTGTAGTTACCAAGTATGAGCTTGGTGAGTTGAGTTTGGTGGATAATCCAGCAAACCCAGTTGCTAACATCACGTTGATTAAGTCTGACGATGAGGGCTTGTCTTACGCTCTCGCAATTGATGAAATTGAATGTAATAAAATTGGTGATACAGTTGTCTGTATTAAAGATGATACAATTGAAAAAACCGAATGTTCTGGATCGACATGTGATTGTGGCGGATGCCACTGCACTATCGTGAAAGACGATGGTTGTAGCTGTAATGTCGTGAATGACTTGCATAATAAGAATTATTCTGATATGGTTACTTACATGGAAGATACGGACGTTTTAGTTACGTCTGATGAAACCTCGTCAAATGACGGGGCTTTTGAGGGTGTTAATCTAGAAGAAAAGATCTCACTTCTTCAGAGGTTCTTGACATGGATGTCCGATCCCGTTAATGCGGAGTCGGATGTTGTTGTTGATTCTGATGAAGACGATGTAGAAAAAATTACTGCTGAAGTGGAAGAAATTGCACTTGCGGCAGAAATCAATGAAGGAGATGATATTGATATGAATATCGATGAACTCACTGCAGCTCTAGGAACTGTCATTGATGAAAAGCTAGCTTCTCATTCCGAGGCTTCTGCCACAAAGGTAGAAACTTTGATTGAAGAGAAATTGGCCTCTG